TGCGGCGGCGATACGCCGCGGCGTCCTCGCGGACGTGCGGGTTGCACTGCCGCCAGTTCAGGAGATGCCCGAAGACGAAGTGACATGGGTCGCCGCAGACCGTGACCAAGTTCCCGTCATCGAGTTCCAGTTCTGGGTGATCGTGAAAAGGCCGAACGTGATGGACTTCCAAGTCTCTCGACCGGCCGCAGGCCACGCAGGATGGCTCTTTCTTGAGATGTTCGCGACGCACTCTGGGCCACGACCCAGATCGCGGCTTTCCTGCACCGAACAGCGAGTCTCTGAGCCAGCCGAACATTATTGAGGCGGCTCCGGAAGCGGCATCCAGTGTTTGACGCCCGACAAGTCGCGGAACGGCTCTTCGATGTAGTTCGTGACATCGACATACGAATGCTGGCCGACAACGCGATGAATGAGCACGCGAGAATAGTTTTCTGGCTTGTCTTCATCGAAACTTCGCCACTGCATTTTGGCGATGAAGTCTGCCGCCGTCGACACGACGTTTGGGCGAATCGGCCCGCTCATGTCGCGGAGTTTTTGGACGAGGTCGTTCATCACTCTTCCAGCACCAACTCCGGCCCCGCAAACTCCAGACCAGCCAGCGGCACCACCTCCACGTTCGCCATCATCTCATGCGTGATGTACGAGAACGCCTGCGACAGGATGCCGCCCTCGCCCACCTCCGAGAGAACGTCGCCGCACATGGCCCATCGGCCGTCAACGAGTTGCCGCCCAACCGGAACGTGGCGTGGATCGCCATGCTCCTCCTGCACACCGTACAGGGCGACAGCGATCTCGTAGGGATAGACCAGTGCGAGGTCTTTGCAGTCGGCGTAGGGAACTGGGAGTGTGAGTTCGGAGAGGAGCATCAGACGTTCCTCCCGAGAGCGGTCTGAAAGGTCTGCAAGATCGACCTGTATGCACTGGCTTGCGTTGAGTTAAGCCCAAGGCCGATGGAGTAGGCTGAAATCCAAGAGTTGTGCCACCTGTCGACAGTGCCGTTCCGATTTACGGCGAAGACGGCAAACGCAGCGTTGGACACGGCCGTCGCAATCCCGGTGGTGTTTGTCGCGACAACGCTTCCGTTGTGGTAGTGCGTGAGCAAAGAATCCGTTTCTCGCGAGAGGATTCTGTGTCCAGCAGGGCCGTGACCGTTCGCGGCCAGCGACTGCGATGCGCCTTGAACACCGCCGTATATACCAAGGGCGGATGCCGTGGAGAAGGAATCCGTTCCAAAGTAGAAGCGGTTTCCAGTAGTTGCGTCGTTCGCGCCCATGTAGTAGCGGTTGACGTTCGCGCCACTGCTCAAGCCGTGATACACAGACATATGCCCGCTGGCCGCTGTCCCGATGTCGCTGACCGTCAGGCCGGTGTTGAGATACTTGCTTGTTCCGTTCCCCAGCAGCCCGCCGCCCGCGCCTGTCTCGGTGTAGTCGCCACTGACAAACGGCCCGACGTTAGTGTCGGTGGTGTTGCCGTACTGCGTTCCGCCCAGCGACGGCCCGCGATACAGCGGGACGAGGCAGGCGTTGAGGCCGGTGCCGCAGAAGAGGTTGAGCCGATAGAACCGATCCCGCAGCGATGCCGCATCCAGTGAGTCGCACAGCGTGTTCACCGCGCTCGCCGTACTGGCACTCACCGACCCGCCGTTGGCATAGACGCGATTGATCCAGTCTTGCGCGTCGGCGTTGGAGACTTGCGGGGCGAGGGTGATGCCCCATCGGTTTGCCAAGTAGACCTCAAGGCGGCGGCGTTCTGCGGTGGACAGGATTCTCGGGAACGCAAGCACCTCGCCAATGTATCCGGTGAGGCCCGTGTCTGAAGCAGAGTTGTTGTTGTTGCCGAGAACGTGCGAGTCGCCGCCAGCGTATCCGCCGACATTGACTCCCGCGAACACCTGAGCGCCATCAAGTCGCACAATCTGCGTTGCATTTCCAGAGTTGTCGTTCCTCATGCTGACAACGTGATTGCCGCTGGACGGCATGGATACGGAAATGCCAGCCTGCCTGCCCGTTGAGAACGTGCCGAAGTACGACAGACCGTTCCCGTTGCGGAAGTAGGAAGAGTTGGCCCTCGTCTCATACAGCCCGTACGATGTGTCGTTCGTTGGCGAGTAGGCAACCAGCACTTCGCCAGCAGCCGGGAACACAGCCGACAGGTTGCCAAGCGAAAGCAGTTCCGTGTTGCCACCAAAGAACTGAATGGATCGCCGCGAGTTGAGTCCCGCCGCGTTGGCCTTTGGCCGATTCGCCGCCGTACTCTGCGTGGCGTGCCTCGCGTTGCCCGACTTGTCTCGCCAGTAGCCGACCGGATCGCTTGATGCGGTGGCCTGTGCGTGGACGCCTGAGACGCCCCATCGCTGGGCTAAGTAAGCCTCCACGCGGGCGCGGTCTGCGGTGGAGAGGGCCGAGTTGAAGACAACGATCTCGGCGACAGTGACGCCAAAGAACTGCGATCCACCGGCCCCCCACGCTGCGACCGTCAAGCCATCGGCCGCAGTGGTTCCCGTGTTGCCAGCAGTGTCCACAAGCCCGCCGCTTATGGCAGCAGACGACGCTCCGTTGAACACAAACGACCGCACGCCCCACGCGGGCAGCGAGGATGGCAGAATGTTGCTCGTCAACTGCGCGCCGCTATACATCGCCAGATTTGACCCTGACGTAAAGACTCGCAACTTGTTTCCGGCACCAGCACCGTCGATGAGGGTGAGGTTTGATCCTGGTGTTGACGGACATGCAAATGCCATCAAGACAGTGCATGGCTGCGACAGGGTGAAAGATCGCTGCAAAAAATCGTCTGTGCCGTCGAACGAAAGGACGTTCCGGCCGTTGCGCGTGGAAGCAGCCGTTGTTGGTCGCGATGCGCTCGTCGCTTGCAGCAAATCCGCAGCGCTTCCCAGCGTCCCCTTGTTCGCCCAGCGACCCACCGTCGTTGTCGCAAGCGTGCTGCCGGTGTCGGCAGCAAACAGCGTGCTGGCATCGCTCGCATCCCACCACCCCACGCACCCCGCAATCTCCGTAGGCGAACTCACCGCCGTCACCGGACCAGCGTCGGTGGTGTAGGTGGAGGTGGTGTCGCTCGCGTCAAGCCAGAGGGCGAGGCCGCTGATGGAGCGAGGGGTGAATGCTCCAGAGGCTACCATCCTCGACTTCGAGGACGCCGACCTGTCGCCGTTGATTGACAGGAAGCCCATTTCAGTATGCCTGCACGGCCAGGGTCGTGGTTGCGCCCGTGTCACAGACCGCCGACACGCCGCCGGTGAGGATCGGCGTCACGTCCTGATCCAGAAGGATCGACGCCCCCGACGCGAGCGGGATGCCGTTGGCGACAGTGAGAGTCACGGTCGACGGCACCATCTTGAGATAGGCCGTGCCCGAACCGTTGTTGGCGATGGCGATGAACTCGTAGTTGTCGCCGGAGGCTGGAACAATCGACGTGATGGCCGTTCCGACCGTTCGTGATGTGTGGACGAGTGACACTTGAGACTCCAATCAGTAGTTTTGGTGAGCGAATCCGTACCAAGAAGTTCCGTCGCTGACGAATCGAAGCACGTCAACCTTCCCGTTCGTCGCCGTGACCGTTGGGGCCGAGCCCCCAGGCCACTTGACACTCGTGAACGTCGCCGTGTTGCCGGTGCCTCCTTGCGTCAGGATCAGGATCAGGGATGCGCCGGCGGTCGCCGTCGGCATCGTAAATGTGCAGTTCGCCGAGAGTGTGGCCCGCTGCACACTCGCGGAAGAGAGCGACAGAGTCAGCGACGAGCCGGTGTTGCCCAGTGAAGACGACTTGTCCTGAATGACGGGTAGCCTGTCGATGGACAGTGTGCCGGACGTCAGCGCTCCGGCCGAGCCGGTGAATGCCGTGTTCTGCGACGACAGGTTTCCTGAGAACACAATGCCGGAGAGGTAGGCCGTTCCTCCATTGATCGACCCGCTTGTGTCGTTGTCGCCGATGAAAAACATTTCGCCGTTCACCGTCCCGTCGCCTGCGATCGGGCCGTGCGAGTGGTCGCCATCGGCCGCCGAGACGTCCGATGCGGTGAGCGATACAACTCCGGTCCTCCCGTTGACGCTCACGACGTTGGCCCGCAGCGAGGTGCCGCCGACCATGGACAGCCCCGTGCCCACGGCAATGACACCGACCGCGGTAGTCGTTGCGGCAGGGAGTCGAGCCCTCCCGACCGTCCCCGACGACAGGCTGCCGGCATCGGCCGTCGTCGACAGGATTAAGTTCAGGTCGCCGGTGATGTTTGACGGTTCCGCGCCAAAGACAGACTCAATCTGCGACTGCGAGATAGAGATTTCGTCGGAACCGCCCGCACCGTGCGATGCCGCATGGCTGGCGGGCTGGTACGCGCTGCCGACCGCGACGATGCTGCCGGCCTGGGTCGCGGAGACGCTCACGCTGCCCGCGGACGAGACGGTAGCGCCGATCGCGGTGCTGGTGACGTTGACGCTGACCATGGTTACGGATTCGCCGCGGTGACGCTCCCAGACAGGACCGTTCTCGTGGCGCTGTCAGTGTCAATCCACCGGAGATACCATCGATAGGCGACGCCGGGCGACAGGAGTGAAGACTTGTTCTCGGGGAGCGTCAGGAGAATCTGCCCACTCGCAGCGTTCGTGACGGTCTGGTCAAAGGACGTCACGGTGGCACCGATGGTCGTTACAAACCCGCTGCCGCCGCCGCCGGCCGCATAGACGTTGGTGACGTAGATCGAGTTGGTGACGGTGTAGCCGGTGATGTTGACGTCGAAGTCACACGGCACCCGCAGTTCATCGCCTGGGATCAGTGTGACGTTCAATTCCCCTGGAATCTGAATGACATCTGCCACGTCACCGGCCTCCCTCGTCACCCTGCCGGCTGGTGACGATGATCTTGAGTTCCTTCTGGTTTTCGGCGATTTCCTGCATGGTCGAAGCCTGTTGCAACTGCGTCCGGCTGATCTCGGTCAGCGTCTCGCGAGTCGTGTCGAGGAACTCGGTGTGCGACTTCACGATCGGAACGACGACCGTGCCGTTCAGCGAGGTCGCCGCCTCGCGGATCATCCAGAGCAGGGCTATCAAAACGAAAACGGGGACGCCGAATCTCTCGGCGACCCTGATGGCGACCTCGGTGGTCGTCTGGGGCGCTTTTTCGCTCATCACGCCCCTCCTTGGGCGACAGAAACTGCCTCCCTACATTATATCGGCGTATAGACTAACAACGGCCGCATCCACGGCGGCTGCGAGGTCGTCGAGCGTGCCGGCATTCTCAATGGTCGAGTAGATGTGATCGGCCGCGATACCGCTCTCGCTTTCGTGGGCGGCGGTGGCGTCCGACAGGCACCGGCCCCCTGGTCGGACGACTTGAAAGATGACGCCGCCGGCCTCCTGAATCATCTCGGCCTCGTTGTCGAACCGGACGTCGGTGATCACAACCCGCTGCGACGAGTCGAACCGCTCCACGGCACTCCTGACCCAGATTTCAGGGTGGATCATGTTCCGGCCGAACTCCGTCCCCATGAGTTGCAGGAGTTCCCGCGGCGACTTGCCGAGCCACGGGATCACGGCCTCCTTGTTGGCTCGGTCTTTCAGCCACGCGACCGGCTTCCCCACGATCGCTGCAACGGCCTCGTAGAGAGGGTCGGCGAAGGCCATTTCGGTGAAGCCGTGACTGCTCGCCAGCCGCCGCGCCACCTCTCCCTTGCCGCTGCCGGCGGCTCCGCAGAGTCCGATCAGGATCACAGTCGCATCTCCTTTCCATCGAATCGAATCGTTACCCCGAGGTCGTCGGTGAGCCACCGCATCCCGACCCCGGCCTCCCGCAGCATCGTCTCGCCGTCCCTGACGGCCTGGAGCCATCTGGACGGTGTGGCGTTCCGAGGCTTGACGTGGCCGACGACCTCGTAGATGCCGGCCTGGATGATCGCCCTGGCGCAGTCGGGGCAGGCGAACCAGAGGCAGTACATCGTCGCACCGCCGGTGGCCCAGCCGACCGACGCGGCCTTGTAGATGACGTTCCGCTCGGCGTGCTCGATGAACGTGTACTTCTCGGGCCGCCCGAGCCGGTGATGCCGCCGCTCGACGCCGGCCGGGAAGGCATTGGCGGCAGTGAAGACGAGGTCGTTGAGCCTCGCCACCGCGGCCCCGTTCTGGGTTTGGGTGTCGCTTGAGTGCCTCGTCGCCTCGCGGGCCGCGAGCCGGAGGATGTCGACCTCTGTCATCGGGCGTTCAATCACGAGACGAACACCGGGAGGACTTTGGTCACTCTGTCATGGTCGTGATCGACGATGATCAGCGACTGAGACGGGGGCTGGAACTCGGCCTTGATGCGGTCGGCGAAGGCGTTGTGGCCGATGAGTGAACCGTTGGCAACGAAGCGGTAGGGAAGCCAACAGAAAGTGTGCCAATGACCGAAGACGTCGAGCGAAACGCGCCGAGAGATATTCCAGTTGGCGATCGCCTTGTTGGTCGGGATGGTCAGACCCCCGACGCCCCCGCCGAACCGAATGGCGTGACCGTGATGAAAGCGAACTGCGAAACCGTCGAGGTCGACGACGTTCAGGTAGCCATGGCCGATCTGCCACGAGACGTTCGGACGCTTCTCTGCGGCGGCCATTGTCAGGTACATATGCTGCTCGAACGAATGCTCGTTCTCGGTGGCGATCCTGGGCTTGTGTGTCGTTCGACCGTGGTTGCCGCTGCTCGTTGCGACGACGACGGGAGCGATCTCCGACATCGCGTCAATCACGCCGCCGAGCCGGGCCTGGGCCCAGCGAGTGGCGGCCAGCGGAGCCAGTTGGGTCATCTCGACGAGGTCGTCGTGAATCTGGCCCGTGATCATGTCCCCCAACGCGGCCACGACGACGCGGCGAATGTTGGTCAGCGACTTCTCGTGCTCGATGAGCATCGACGCCCGCTGCACCAGTTGCTTGATGCGGCGGTCGGCGATGTCGAGCGTGTACTCGTTCCCAGGCACGTTGGTGGCAGGATCGACTCGCTCCTCGACGTGCCAATCAGAGCAGACGAGGATAGCCGTGGCCTCCGGTCGCTTGCCGGCGGGCTTGGCACGGCTGATCTTCTTCGACTTGACGCCGGCCAGGGCGGTCAGGTTCTCGCGGGCCTGCTTCTCACGGTCGAGTTGACCGAGGGCCACCTCGTACTTCTTACGCAAGGCGGTCAGTTCGCCGCGGAGGCGGCTTGCCTCTGCGTCGGCCGTGACGGCGACCACTCTGTCTTTTAGCCGTGGAGGAGCCATTGGTTCATCGTGTGGAGGCTGCACGGGGTGAGGTCACGATTCTGCTTGAGGTCTTCGAGGATCGCGGACGCGAGCGTCCTCGCCTTAACGTCCAGTTCGCCGGCCCGGTAGGCATCGCGGACGGCAATGACTTCATCTCGAACTTCGCAGTCCAGGCGATCGAGCCACGTTGTGTATCGAGCGTCTCGACTCCTTGACGCCGCGGCGGCCACCCGATCAAGAAGCCGACTGCCGGTAGCCGAGGGCCCAGAGGACTCGGGCGATGTCGCGAGCCGACTCGGTGACGGTTTCTTCCGACATCTGCGGGTAGCAGGCATGAAGGCACTCGTGGATAGTGGTTTCGAGAAGAGCGCGGCCCTTGAGCCGCTCGTCGATGAGAATTTTCCGCTTCATCAGCGGGTTCTTGGAGTCCGGCAGATACGCCCAGCCAGCCGCCTGCCCTCGCAGCCTCGTGAACCGGAGGAGCCACTTGACGCCGGCCAGGGTGAAATGATGGTCTGTCGGCATCTGATTATGGTGACGAGTGGACTAATGTGAGTCAATGGGAATTGCCGCTGCCGATGTGCTGAGAATCGTCACTTCTTGCCTATTTTAAGCCCAGAATGCAGCCTTTCGGTCACAGTCGCTTGATCGAGTTCTCCGAGAAAATGGAGTCAAACGAGACGGTGTCCACGCTGAAGACGGCCGGGGTTGTCATTCGGCCTGAAGGGGTGACTACTGGAGGCGACAGGTTGTCGAGTGATGTGTAGAAGTAGCCCGGCCGCTTTTCCGCATATTCGAGGTAGTAGTAGGACGCAAGCAGCGTGGTCGCACTCCATTCGATAGCCTCAATGTACCCATCGTCATCGAAGAGCGGCACAAACTTCGCGCCGTGCGAATCTCCGATCAGGCCAATCGGCGACTGTAGCGTGAGTTGCTGTCGCTCGATGCCAAAACAGTATTCGACCTTGTAGTTGATTAAACTCGGGCTGGCGTTTTTGTTTACATAAGATTGCCACGACTTCCCTAATGTCGAGTCCTGAAACCGACGCTCCTTGTCGATGATCACCACCTCGGGCGCGGACGTGTATCCACGCCCGGCGCTAGTGATCAGTATCCCGGCGACGCTGTAGTTCGCCATGATCGCGACGGCCTCTGCGCCGCTTCCACCCCCGCCGACGAACATAACTGTAGGGGGCTCCGTGTAGCCGTTTCCAGAGTCGGTCACGCTGACAGACGACACCGATCCGTTGGTGACCGCCGCCGTCGCGGCCGCGGGGCTCCCCCAAGCAATGGGCGTTCCTCCTGTAAGCACCGGCCTCGCCGCGAATGTGTACCCGCTGCCGCCATCAGAGATAGAAATCTGCCACGCACCACTAGCCGTTACCGCGGCCACGGCCCCAGTGCCGCATTCGTCCTGTATTTCAAGCGACGGCAGCGGATCGTATTGCAGGGTGAGCGTAATGCCGGCTGAGTTGAACTGAGACAGTTCGCCGCAAAGGCTGATTGCCGTTGGTATGCGACTATGCCGTGCGGAGGCTGTCTCGGTCACTAAGACTCGAATGCCGTTGTACGAAGGCCCGACGCTGCTGCCTTGAGACTCCCAACTCACACCAGCCGAAATCGTATCCGCACTTCGGACGGCTGAACTGACGAGCGTTAGGCAAGTGTAAGGGTCAGCCGACAGTCCATCCACCATCCGAACCCACGGCAAACCCCAAAACTCTACGTCCGCGAGGCCACTTGGCATTGCCAGAGACGTTACCTCTCCGCTTTCATCCACTTCGCCGACTGGATAAAACAACCTTGGCTGGCCTAGCGATTCGTAGTATGTCGAGGGGTCAGCCAGCACCCGTGAAACCTCGGCAACCGCAGGATACTTCTTGTTTGCGAGTGGCGGCAGTGAAGACAGAACCCACGACTCAACGTAATCCCCGCCGCCGTTCAAGACCTCAAGTTCAGTGATGTTGCCGATCATTCGTGCCTTCAGCCTTGCGGAAACACTCTTCACGCCTGCGTCCCGCTGCTCCTGCGTGATGTCACCCCTGCTAAGTGCATCATTCAGGTCTTTGATCAGGTAGTTCGTTGACGGGCTTTCCGACACGGTGACAACCGGCTCACCTTGGAGCCACTCAGAACCAGAGTGCGTGCAGAAAATGACAGACCCGTTTATGAGCGCCGTCGCCGCCGCGCCGCTGCCAACACTGCCGATTGTGACCGACGCCGCCGCGCCGTCTCCCCCACCGTCGTGAAAAACGACCGCGGGCGTGTTGACGAATCCCTCGCCCCTCGTTAGCAGAGTGAGGCTATCGACATGGCCCGAGATTCGAGCCTCTGCCGCGGCCCCGCTTCCGCCGCCCCCAGAAAGCACGACACTCGGCTGCGACCTATAGCCGCTGCCTGAGTTGGTTACGGATACAGCCGTAACGACCCCACCCTGAATCGTTGCAGTTGCGAGAGCGCCAGAACCTTCTCCACCAATAATTGAAACGCTGGGGGGTGACGTGTAGCCTGAACCACCAGAAAGCACTGCGATCGAGTCGACCTCTGCCAGGATCGTGCATTCAGCCGTAGCGCCGACACCACCACCACCGCCAATGAACACCTTCGGCGTCTGGGTGTACCCTTCACCGCCATCAGTCAGTGTCAGCGTCTCGACCTCTACGACCGGCTCGAATGACACGGTCGGCGCTACGTTTCTGTAGCGGCCTCCATCGGTAACGGTCACCGACTGCACGCCGCCTGCCTGATTTATATGGCACGTCGCCGTGGCGTGAATCCCCGCTCCGGTGAACTTGACCTTTGGCGGCACTCGGTAGCCAGAGCCCTGCGACGTCACGTTCACTCTCCCGAGAGGCCCTGCGATGACCGCCTGCGCGGTGCCTGCCGTTCCTTGCGCCGCGGTGATGGTGAGTGCAGGCGGCGACGTGTAACCGCTTCCGCCCGAAACGGCTCCGATCGCCGCTATCTTTCCGTTGAAGATGGCGCGGGCTTGGGCGACGCCGGAGGGCTGGGCGACTACTGCCGTTGCCGTGTCGCCGTAGCCGGACCCTGTGTTACTGATCGTCAACTCAAACGGGAAGACTCTGTACGCAGAGGCGAACTCTACGTCTCTTGCGTTATTGACTCTCCAAATGCTGCCGTCAGTCTTTCTGACTGTTGCCCCCTCCGACTTATTGACGCCTTGCGTGTTCGGGAGACTGTATCCGGCTGCGCTATAGTCTTCTGTTTGAATTAGGAGACTGTTCGAGGTGGGCGCGTAAGGGAAGGCAACAAGTTCGCCGTCTACTATGCCGATGCCGCTATTTTGCGAGTAGCCACTTACCCCCGGCGGCGTAAGTTGGGCGAGATGGCTTTCGTACATGGAATCAAAGACCTTGGCGAATACGGCGGCGTCACCACCGTCGCCGACCACCGATGCCGTGTATGCCGTGCTTCCCGTGTACGATATCGCGTAACTTGGATCGACTATCGCCTGCTTGACAGTTCCGGCAAATATATCAAGAGGCGACGATAGGGTGGTGTCGCTCTCGCCTTGCGTGTACTCCCTAACAGTGACGTAAGTCCCTTCCGTTGGCAACTCACTGTTATCTGGACACGTCGTAGTCGCAGTGACCGTATACGTTTGCGATGACGATGGCGAAGGCAAGGGGGTTGAAGTCACGCTGACGTTGGCTTCTGTGTAGCCGGAACCTCCGGCTGTAATGTACAGCGCTGCCCGGTACGCCTTTCCGGCGGATTCGCGGACGGTAGTCGTGGCAGGCTGATCTTGCGGCGACTCATAGTATTTCGTGACAGCCGTTGTCGTGTAGTTCCACAACTGTCCCGGCGCGACGATGTGCGGAACGCCTGGGGTAGACATCCTCGTCGCGCCAGGGGCGGCGTACCATGCCCCGTTCGAGCCTCTGGCGCAGTCCTCGCGAACCTCGGTGAATTCGTCTGGCCCAAAAAGCCGCGGCGTAAAGGTTACGACGCTCCCGCCAATCTGCGCTGACCAGACGGTCGGGGTGTCAATGTATCCAAGTCCTCCGGCCGCCCATCCGCGCTTGTGCATTCCGTCAGGGTCGGGAGGGAAGTATGTCGTGTAATGCCCCCCACCCTCGCTTTTCGGGACAGAGCCGATCCACGCGGCATTTGAATCGTAGTCAACAATCGGCCACGCAATGTGCTCTGGGTTATTGTAAATTCCATGGTCTGGAATTGAGAAACTTATGCGGCCACGACTTAACCCCGCTTCATCTGTGTAGTAGTAATTAAGCCCGCCGTAAAGCCCTTGGTTCGGAACCTCGTCTCCCTCGGAGTTCACTTGCAGCGTCGCGCCCCTGCCAATCGGCGACGGCGAAACGCACGGGAGGTTGCTTCCGTTGGCAGCCGGCGAGCCCCACCAGTATAGTTTACCTTCAGAATTGACACCAAGCGACAGGTCACCCTTTATGGAAGCGGACATCCATGTGTCTGACCCGACTTGAACAGGTTTGTCAAACATCTGCGACGTGCAAAGCAACAGTGGCTCAGTCTGATACAGGCCGTTTCCATCAGAATCAAGGACCGGCTGCGTTCCGTAGCCGATCAGGTCATCCTCGCCGACCGGGTCGGCGTGAGCCGACGGCGGCTGCCCCCCGTGCGTTGGAGGTTGAAAGTGAATGGTCACAACCTCGCTGATTGTTGGCGTCCTCCAAAACTCGTTTAGTTCAAAAGACAACGTCGGTATGTTGGTTATGTTTGTTGTTCTTCTCCACAACTCGCCCGTGTAGAGCGGTAGCGTTTCTTCGCCGAGGTCTTCGTAAGCAGGAAACTGACTGCTGTCGGCGAAAGTTCCCAGGTCGCCCCATGTCTGGCTCGTGAGCAGAAGGTGACCGTCAATGTTTGTGTACTCGGAGGTGCTGCCTCCTTCCCCGCTGATCTCCAGCGTCTCAATCGAGTCAGAGACAGGCCACTGATAGTTGATGGACGGCGCGCTCCAAAGCCGTATATCGCCATACGGTTCGCACGGCGTGGGTTGGGATGACCTGATTGATGTTATCGCGTAGTCGTCAGTGTTTGGAACGCAGCCAAATGACTCCACCAAAAACGGCGGATATGCGTATCCGTCCATTGTTTCATCATTTGACAACAACAGGTTGCCACTATTGGTCTGCTCAATGGACAGCGAAACATCGTCTGCGGTTGGCGACTTTAGTGTCGCCGCCAGCAACTGCCTCTCTGGATGGAGTCCGTAGTGAGGCGTAGCGTAACAACTGAAAGGGAACACTCTGCCAGTGGAATATTTTGACAGAGGAACAGTTGCGTCCACTGCCTCGATGGACACGACCTTCCCCGGCAGGAGTTCGACCGTCCCCCCCTCGACGGTTTGCCCGTCGGCCGTAAACATCGCCTTGAGCACGCCGCCATCGAAACTGAAGACCTGCTGTCGCTGCGTGTATCCACTGCCTGGAGACAAAACCTCGACGCTGTCGACTGTTCCGAGGAGACTGCCCACGGTCGCCGAAGCGCCGGAGCCGCCGCCGCCGGAGAACTCTATTGTGGGCAACTCAGTCCACATCTTCGTCTCTGGAAACTGAATGGATGAAACGCTTCGCTTGCCGATCGTCAAAGAGACGGACGCGCCTTCTCCGTCCCCTAAGACGATGACCTTCATCTGCTCTTCGGTGAAGAGTCCGAACGAGGCTCCCTGGTTTGATATTGTCCATCCAACGATTTCCCCGTCCTCGACCGTCGCGTATGCCGACGCCGAAATCACTGGTATTGTCAGTGAGGCGTATGTGTATCCGGTCCCGGCCGAGTCGACGTTGATGCCCTGGATGTAGGAGTTCGTCATTACGACCGACGAGGCGTTGAGCGATAGCCCCTGGTCAGCGCCGCTACCGATCATTCTCACTGATGGAGCGGACGTATAGCCGCTCCCGCCCGAGGTAAGCGCCACGCTCACGGCTCTGGCGGTCCACTTTGCGTTTAGCGTTGGCGGCTGAACGCCCGCAAGGTCTTCCACCACGGTCGACGAGATGGATACGGTAGGCTTCTGGGTGGACGTCGTCGCAGGGTTGGGGTGAACAGCCTTGATTCCGCAGGAGAGTTTTGCCCTATACCCGCCGTACACGTTGCTCGACTGGTACGACGTCTTGTGCAGCCCAATCCCAAGGCTTCCCATATTATTTATGCCGAAGGCCCACAGCGTGCCGTCGGTCTTTATCGCGAACCCCCTCGTGGAGTCTGATGTCACCCACTCCCAGTCCGTGTCGTCGCTTATCTTCCACGGCCTGTCTCGCTGCTTGGGAAAGGGCGAATACACGTCTTTCACTTCTCCCGTCTCTCGGAAGTTACGCAAGACGGCGATGTGCCTAATCCAGCACCATAGCGTTCCGTCGGTCTGAACTCCTGCAAAGTCCGACAGGCACTTCCAGTTCCCTTGATTGTCGACCGCGTGGCTTCCGCAGCCTTCGATCTGAGGGAACCCATATCCGCCGGCGGAACTTGCTTCCTCGTTTGGGTACTGCTCCGCATTAAACCAAGGTCGATAGACCTGCGGAAACTTGCAGCAAAAGGCCCAGAATGACATCTGCTAGCACTCTGAGTTTAGCAAGACATAGTCCGGCGAACTTACGGACCTCGCCGCAACGGTGCATGAGCGAGCGGTCTGACCGACGGCCAGCGGGATTGTTCGGATGAGGTTTACGGCCGTCGCCGTAGTCGCAGTATTCCCAAGAAACGTGATTTGCTTTGTCGCGCCTTTTATCCACGCGCCAGTGAAATAGGCTTCAATGACGGACGCTGAGTTGGATGGCTGGTTCAGTCGCTCGTGCCGAACGGGGATCGTCATCGCCCCGCCGCCGATCGGCCTGTCATCGTAGGCGGCCACCATGCCGCGAAGTTTTTCGCGGAGCCCTTGTCCGACTAGAAACGCTCCCTGCGGCGTCCTCATTGATTCAGCCTTATGTCGAGTGTCGTGAAGTCGTACTCTTCGTACACGCGATAGCGGTACACGAGAACGGGCGGGTCCGCAGTGTCTTTCCGCGGCGTGCCGTCGTCATTGAGTGCGATCGGCTGGGCTGACGGTGTCTGAGACGCGCCGCCGTCGGTGTACGAGAACACTTTGACCATCGCCCTCACTTTGTCGCCTGGGCTGACTTTCTCGAAGAGCGCCAGCGGGTCGGCGACCTTGTAGTTCGTGTGCTTGAGCGGCTGCCCCCACGGGTCTTGCGTGGCACCGGCGGCGGCGGGGTTGAACGCCTTGCAGTTGAAGCCAGACTGCGGGATGGCGACGTCCCAGCCGATGTTCACTGACTCCGATGCGGTGCCTGTCCAAATGTCTACTGGATTGTGCTTATACAGGAACTCAAAAGATACTTTCCATCCGCGGTAGATGTCGCGACCCCATGGAACGACGTCTGGCTGAGAACTGATGCTTCTGAGCAGAACGGTCCCAGGGGGCATCTTCACGCCGCCGACGATAAGGTCTTTGCTGTTGATGCAGCCGGCGGCGTTTTCGAACCGCAGGGCTGGGTATGTGTAAAACTGTTCGACGCTTATCGTGACGAGTGGACAAAGGCGAGAAATGCCGTCGTACAAATCCTTCGCTGGATTTACGGCCGGCGACCTAGCGCCAGCCACCCACCCCTTGGCGGCCTTGGTGACCTTCTTCCATGAAGAAACAGGCACCTCATACGTTGCGACGCTCGTCGTCCAGTTCGCGGGTCGAATGTTTGGGGATATGGAGAGAGGGTCGCTTCCGCCGCCAGCCACAACACCGCCTGCGTCGCCAGACGCGGCTGCCGATGGGATGGCCCTGTAGTTAAACGTGCAGAGAACCGACAGGCGGCTGTCGCCTTCGGCCCTGGACTCGTATGCGTAGCATCTGGACGGAGGGTTGCTGGGGTGAGCGTCTCCGATAGAGACGCCGCACACCTCTTGAATGTCGAAGCCCTCGGACGGCTCTGTCAAAAGAACGCGAAACACTCTGGTGTTCGAGTCCGCCATCCCGCCTTCGTCAAAGGTTCTCGAAGTGCTCGACCCGGTAACAAGTTCAGAAACAAGTGGCATTGGGGTCACCCTTCAATGATGTCGACGCGCATGCGGCAGTCTTGGCTGCCTGTCGCCTGATACGAAGCGCCTGCCGCGAGCCTGAGCATCGCTGCCTCTCCGGGGCGAAGAGTTGCAAACGGAACCATCGACCCGCCCGAAACAACCCCGATCGAGCACGTCGCAGAGTCGCTAGACGACAGGTTTCGCATGAAGGACAGGCCCACGGCAGTCATTGCGGCGGTGCTGATGCTCGTCGGCGTGGATGACAAGACGTATGTGTTGCTTCGCAGGCCCGCGACGCTCATGTCGGCCGTGATGCCGCTCGCCGATGCGGAGTGCAATAGCAAGTCCTTCGACACGTTGACGTTGACGCCGTAAATGATGTCTGCCACTGACGATGCTCCTTTACAGGTTTAGGACCGGCGGCGAGCCGCCGTTTGCGTTGACCGCTTGAATGAGTTGCTGAAGAAGGCTCGACTGCCTCTGTAGTTCAGCGAGGTCTTGACTCTTCGCCGAGTCGTCGCCGCGGATTAGTCGGTTGAGTTCGGCGGCCCCTTGAGACGTCGTCGCATCGGATGCCTGGAGGGCGGCTCGGGACGGACCCATCGCCACTGATGCCTTCACCGACCCGGCAAGTTGAGCAATAGCGGGAGCCGTTTGCCGCATGGCATCGTCGGTAAGTTGTCTTGTGCGGGCCTCGAACATCCCCCTGTCAGCGGCAGGGCTGTCCTTAAACGCCTCGCCGAGTGCTCTGAGGTTGCCGGCAAGTTCGGCTCCGGCCTTTTGAGCCGGAGTCACCGCAAGTTCGCGGCCCCTTGCTATCAACTCCTCCCGCTGTCTCTTCGCCGTCACCTCTCGATCAAACTCATCGGCCTGCTTGCGAGCGGCCTCCGCGGCAGGCGACTTGTCAAAAATGCGGTCGAGTCCCCGCTGTGCGTCAGCCGCCCTTCGTTCAGCGTCCGCCGGCGGCGACACTCCCTCGGCCTTCGCCTTGTCAATCTGCGACTGAGCCTCGTCTCTTCTCCTGATTAGGTCTTGTGATTCTTTGTCCAGCCTGCCGCCTCTCGCGTCGGCCTCGAACCGGGCCTTGATCGCTTCTCGCTGCCTCGCGAGTTCCTCGCCCCTGCCTTGAGCAATCCTCTCGTTCTCCTGCACCCGATCTCGCCGGCGCTGCATCGCGTCTGCTTCGGCACGAGCCACTGGGCCGCCGCCAGCCCCGGCCGCAGCCTCTGCCGCGTTCGCGTCTCGCCTAGCCTTGGCGGCATCGGCGTTTACCTCGCCAATGACGTCGGAGATCAGTTTTCCGCCTGCTCTCTCCAAAGCGCCGGCGAAAGCGTCGATGCTTCTTGACGCCGAAGCGAGTGCCGCCGCCGACTTCGACCGCTCCTCGATCTCCTTTCCGATGGCGGCAACGGCCCGCTCGGCTTCGTCTTGTGCGGCCTTGCGTTTTCCGGCGTCCTCGATCTTCGTGGCGTCAATCAACTGCTCTCTCGCGGATCGCAGCCGCGCGCCGATCGCGTTTAGTTCGTTCTGCAACTCGCGAGCGCCGGCAAAACCACCTTCGGCAAGCGAGTTCAGCGACTCTTGACTTTGATCTAACTTGTCACTTGCTTTCTTTGCACTTTCTGCAATCCTGAAAAACGACTCGTCGTTTAAGGTGGCAAGCGCGCGGTCCAAGAGTTCGATTTGCTGCCTAAACCCTTCGAGTTGGCCCGAGACATCAAATCTTGTGGACAAGCCATAGTCGCCGCGAGGCGACACAAGCGACATCGACTTCAGTTGAGACGACACTGTTTCGCGTCGCTGAAGAACGGCGTCAAAAGAGTTTCCGCCGGCCGCGTTTGCCGACTCTCGAATGGCGTCGTTTAGGAGTGTTCTCTGAGTTACCACCCTCCTGTTGCGGAATGGCGATCCGGCCTCCAGTGCAACCTGTTCATCAAAGGCCGAGACGGAACGCCCGAGCAGATTTAGGAGTTCGTCCTTGCTCGGGGTTTGCATTCCGTCGACTTGCCGCCGAACGCGAATCTTCGCGGCATCAAGATCGCGAAGCCCCTCGCGAAGGCCAGCGGCCCTTCCGGGATTTGCCTCACCCTCCACCCGCTCGCTGATCGATTTTTCGCGATCCGCGATTCCAAGCATCCTCGGGTCCGTTGCGGAGGCTGACTCATTTCTCGCCTTCTCGGCTTCCTTGCGAACGGCCTTGAGTTGCTCCGCGAACTCGAACAGTCCTGCCTTCGCGCCAGAGAATACGCTTTCGCCAATTGACGAAGCGAGCGAGCCAAAGGCTTGTCGCAACTCGTCGACAAGTGACTTCTGCTTCGCGAGAGCCTCGTTCAAAGACTTGGCAGACATCTCGGCCGTCCGGCCGCCGTTTGCATATTTCAGGTAGGCCGCGACGCCTTGCGCGCCAAGCGAGGCGGCGAGCGCTAGAACGAGGCCGGTTGTATTGCCTAGAACGAAGCCCAACTGCGTGATGTTGTTTCCGACCGCCCTGATCCGCTGCGACATATCTCCTGTGACTGAGAAGAAGTCGTCGACAGCGAACGCTGCCTGTTGCGCGGCCAGCGTAAACTTGTCGAACCCGCCGCGGCCTATATCGCCGGTCCCTCTCACGCCCATTCCAACGAGCCCGCCGCGAAGTTTCGCAATGCTCGCCTGCATCTTTCCGACATCGCCGGTCGCAAGGGAGGCAACAGCGTTATCAATGAGTGGAGCAGCCTGCTTTCTCTGCTCCGTCTTTAGTTGCACGACTAGATCAATCAGCCTTGAAACCTCTGCCTCTGCCTGCTTTACGTTCTGAACGTCTCCAGAGATGATGAAGTTTGACTTGGCTCGCAGCGACGACATCGTCTCGTCCAGCGCCTTTGCCTCGGCCCTGGCCCTCTTCATGTCTTCAGTGAGTTGGGGGCCGAACACTCCCGTCGGATTCCCCTGGAGGGCACGCCTCTCCTCGTCCTCGGCCCTGATCCGCAGGAGGTCTGCGACTGGCGTCATTCGCCTCGACGATGCGCCGATGTTCTTCTCGATCTCGGCATCCCTCGCCTTGCGCTCGTCCTCTGCCCTCATCCGTAGGAGGTCTGCGACTGGCGTCATTCGCCTCGACGATGCGCCGATGTTCTTCTCGATTTCGGCGTCCCTCGCCTTGCGCGCGTCCTCTGCCCTCATCCGCAGGAGGTCTGCGACTGGCGTCATTCGCCTCGACGATGCGCCGGTGTTCTGCTCGATCTCGGCGTCTCTCGCCCGAGCGGCGGCGGCCTGCTCAATGTTTGCAATCTGTTGCTCAATCTGAGCGTTGATCTGCGAGTAGAGTGCAAGTTGTTTGTTAAGCGCGGCCTCTGCGGCCACTGCGTCGCCGTTTCTTGAGTTCCTCACTTTCTCAAGTGCGGAATGCAGGCGAACTGTCTCGGCTGCGGCGGCCTTTTGCTGACCCACAAGACCCGTGATCTGCGATCCTGCGAGGACTTCGGGGCTAAGTGCCAGCGCTTTTGCCTGGAGCGCTCGCGACCGCTGCATCTCGGCAACCAAGCCGGGTTGCTGAAAGGCGAGTTCCCGCCCGGTGGCGAGGCCGCCGGCGAGGGCGTCCGCTTCCCTGATCCGAGACATCGACGCTATGACCGCTGCAACCTTCTGTTGCACCCGACCAAATCGCTCCTCGCCGACTTGCCCGGTGCGGCTGATCGTGGATGCCAGCGCCTCTGTCGCCTTCTGGGCCGAAATCAGCGCCGGAAGGAACTCGCCCTGGACTTCGTAGGAGAGTTTGCCAAAAGTCTTGGCGGCGTCGGCGAGCGGTTTTGAGACTTGATTGGTTGCGGAATAGAGTTGCCGCATCCTGTCGGCGGCAGCGCCGAGGTCGGCCGCGTCGAATCCCTTGAAGGACAACTTGCGGCTCGTCGCCGCCGCCAGGGCGCGGTCGAACTTCTGCGCTTCGGTGTAGATGGCCCTGAGTGAGGCAGACGATGCTGACGAGGCAGACGCCAGGGTCGATTGCATCGACTTCGCGAAAGACGTTACGTCCTTCGCCGCCGCATCCAACTTCGGCTTGAAGTCGCCGGTGTTGGCCGAGACGATCGCGGAGATTTTGCCGAGGTAGCCGTTGCCCACGTCAGAGCCCCTGCAACTTCTTGAACTCCGCGATCATCTCCTGCTCGCCCTGCACGGGACGTCTGGCAGTAGGGATGAAAGCAGACTCATCTGGAATGTCGTGCTTCTTGTAGTTGCCGGACGATGCCATCACGATCCGGCACAACCTTGCTGTTTGCTGCCAGTGATCAGGCAACGGCCATCGCTGGTCGTAGGCAAACCACTCGCTCAACTCCTCGCTGTCGATCTCTTGTAGGAGTTGCTTGACCGTCTTCCCGAGTGCCAGCGCTAGACGGAAGTAGAACCGCCGCTCGGGGCGACGGTCGAATCGTTTCCCAGTTCGTCGATCGCCTCATTCGTGAACGCATTCAGCGACCACGCCTTCTCGAAAAGGCGATTCAGGACGACGCTCGACTTCTTGCTGATCTCATCGACCTCGGCGTCGGTGAACAAACGCTCCCCCTTCTCGTCGCAGAGGCAGAGGACGAGGAACCGGCCGCGGAAGTTCTTCATCTTCTGCTCCGAATACCCCTCCTCGAAGCGATCTCGCTCGATGCCGCTGATCGTCTTTGCGTAGACGTCGCCGCCCCACTCGGGAACGTGAATCTTCTCCAACTTGTAGTCACCGGCGGCGAGAATCGCAGCCTTATTGAGAGCCATGAAACACCTATTTGTAGTAGTCAGTAAATAAAAACTTCGCCGTTCCCTTGACGACGTCGCCGGTCTGTGCTGACACCGACACAGACTCAAGGATGACTTGCCGGGAGACAGTCAGCCCTGGGGCAATGAAATGGAGTTGACCGACCGTCCCCACGCTCGCTGTCGTCTCGCCGTATGAGTTGAACTCGACCGTTACCGACCCTCCGGTCTTGACGCCGGACGGGACGAGGACGCATTTGTTCGCAGCGTCCGACGGCCTTGTCATGTTGACGATCTCTGGAGTCTGCGACTCGACGGTTACGCGAGTCGGCACTCCAGAGACTCCAGGGAACGAGAAACGCGCCCCCTGCGCTATCTGTGCCATCTGTTAGCCAGTTAGCCGGTTACCGAGAAAACTGAACAGTCGCCTGCGACCGGATGATGTTGTTGACGGCGAACGTCACGCTCGACGATGTCACGGTCGCTCCGAGGCCGGAGACGCCCGGAGCCGAGAACGCTCCAGTTGCTCCTGCCCGAGGTCCGTACCCCATGAACTCCAGCGTCGCTTCCGAGCCGTTCTTCAGCGGCGAGTTCTGGTACTGCTTCTGGGTGTCGGTGAGAGTCGTGACGTCCAACTGCTCGGCAGAGTCGCGGACGGTGACGCTGGCGCAGGCGTAGGTGCTGCCAGAGAACGTGATCCCGGTCGAAGAAAGAGCGGCTGGCACTGGAACGACTCCTTGTAGTGGCGTGTAGGGTAGAGGTTAGTTCGACGCCCGCACGGTCGTGGTGTATGCAACGATCTCGCCGACGCGGTACGAAACCTCGCTTGACATCACCGTGGCCCCGGAGAACGAGATGTTGCCGCAGGAGAACCCTCCGGCCTGATTTCCAATCGCCAGCGTGGAGCCGATGTGGTTGATCGTGATGTCGGCAGCGTCCGGCAGACCCCTGATGTACGTCTTGTAGCCGTTGTTCGTAATGCTCATGTCCGACGTCTCAACGGTCGGGCACGTCTCGTTAACAGCGACCTGAGTCACGTTCGCGACGGCCGAGCCGCCGAGGGAGCAGGAGACGCCTTGTGATACGGTGTAAGCCATTGTTACCCCTCGGATTCACTCCATCGAATCTGGTATAACTGCCGCACTTCGTAGGCCGGCGGAAGTTGCGCTCCCACGGCCGACGGATCGAGGTAGTCATCCGTTTCGGAGACAAGCCTCATATCATGTATTGTACAACCGGCGAGGGTGCCGATTCGGCCGTCCAGCGCGAGCCGGACCTCGTCTGCCAACTCGCGAGCCTCGTCGTAGTTCTTCCCCCAAGTCGCGATCTGAAGGTTGACCAGCGGCAGGAAGATCGGACCCGCCAGCGTCGACTCGCGGGTGATGTTGGCCCGACGATAGACGCAGAACGGCATCGTGGCCGCCTTCGGCACGGCGACGGCGTAAACCTGAAAGCCTGCCGTCCTTGCCACTTCCGGCGTGGTCACCAGCCGCAGCCAAACGTGTTTTTCTGGGGAGATGATCATTGGCCCAGTATCCCGTTGATTTTGCTCTGAATGCCGTTGATGAGCACGTTCAGGGCCTCGGGGCCGGACTCTGAAATGGCCTGCTCCATGGCGTGCTTTGGCGGCATGGCCCCGTAGGTTTCGCCGGGGTGGAGGGTGACCGGGTGCATTTTCCCGTTCGTCACGCCGAAGTCGTGCGGGTAGCCCTTGCCCATGCGAGCCTGCCTCGTCGGCTCATTGATCGAGCCCATAAGGTAGTAGTGGCCCTTCGACATATTGGCGAACTGATCATTGTTGAACGATCCGGCTCGCCGCATCTTGCCGTTGATCATTTGGTGGACGTTCAGGTACGTCCGGCGGCCGTTCGTGCCGGGCTTGCGACGACCACTACCCCATTCGACAAGCCATGCGTGATTGCCCGACTCCGCTCCTTCTTGGCTGGCACCTCGGCCTGTCTGTAGAGGGCCGACGATGGCGATGACGGCACCGTCCTGCGGGTAGGACTTAGTCTTGATCCTGACGGACTTCTTGAGGTTCCCTGTGACGTCGCCGACCCGTGACTTGTACCTCGCCTGAATAACTCCGGCCGCCTTTCGACAGGAATCGCCTAGGAGTTTGTCGGCGTCTTCGCCGACCTTGTTAGCGAGTGCCCGCAGTTGCTCGGCCACCTCGCGAGCGCCGGCCGTCTGAATGCTGATGAACCCCTCGGCCAGTTGCTTGCCGGACTGGCCGCCGAAGTCACGAGGTGAACCCTGTCCTTGGGTGATCATGGGTCTTCCCTCGCCAAGAGTTCGTAGACCGTCCGCATCTCGCGTTCGAGGATGCTGGTGATCTCAAGGTGCCGGCCTCGCCACACGAGCCTGTGCTGGTGCGTCAGCCCTGGATACGCCCTGATGAAGATGCGATGCGTCACGAGCACGCCGGACTGCTGCGCCGAGAAATAGTCCCTGGTGCTGACGCCAGCCACGCTCGCCCAGACCTCGCCAACGTCCTGCCACTCGACCGTCGCCTCTCCGAACGGGTTCTGTTGATCCACTGGAGCCTGGATCGTCACCCGCTCGCGCATGAGGCCGATCTTCATGGTCAGCCAATCCAGAGTGCGGTGTAGGGGCAGGAGCCGCTGGGCGTCGAGACGGTGATCGTGGCGGTCGTCGGGATGACGGCCACTCGCCCGGCCGGCACGTCGATCGCGCCAGCCAGCCGCAGCACGGTGGTGCCGGTGTTCTTGACGGCCAAGGTGGACAGGGCACCGGAGCCGACGATCTGCGTGGTAGCCGTCGTGGCCGTGCCAGCGATGGTCAAGGCCGATGTCGCCGTCGCCATCGAGTGCTCGGACAGCGACCCGATGGTGAACGTCGTGTCGGTCGAGTTGTGGTAGATGACGTCGGTGTCGATTCGGGCGCGGATGGTCATCGGTAGTTGATCCCCAGGCCGCTGGCGGCCAGAAGCGTGTCGAACGTGTACGGCACCGAGGTGACGCCGCCGACGACGGCCGGTTGCCTCGATTCAAAGAGGTGGGCCACGAGCATGAGAATGAGGTGCTTGGCGGCCGGGGGCACATTCGTGCCGTCCGCACCGTAGCCGGCCGTGAACTGCACGACGACGCTATTCTCGTCGCCTCGGGTCGGGGGCCACGACCTCGCCCAGAGCGGGAAGATGCGGCCTGGAATCGACTTGGTGTCGACTTGGAAGTCGCCGGCGGCGCTTGTGAGGGTAGCCGTCGTCCCGTCGCCATTCCGGTAGGTCACGGTGACGTTCCCGGCGGCCATCGGGGCTCGCGGCAGGACGATCGCCCAGATTGGAAACAGGTCGTAGCGAGTTTCCCAGACGGTCGTGCAGAGCGTGATGTCGAGCACGTCCTCGACATACTGCCTCGCCACGGCGATCAGATTTTGGATGTACTCATCCTCGGCGTTCGTGTCGATTCGACACTGCGTCTTCGCCATCGAGAGCGTGACGGGCTCGACGGCCGGGCTCGTCACGCGAACGAGGCTCCGGTATGGGGTCAGCGTCGAGTTCGGCGGGTGCGGCGTGCCGAAGACAATCGTGTCCATTGCATTCCCTTGCTACTTTCGTGGCTTCTTGACTGCTCTCGGCGAGGCTTCTGCCGTCTCCACCTCCGGCTCGTCGATGCTCCGCTCGACGACCTTGTCCTTGACTTCCTCGATCAGGCCGCGGGCGATGAGGATTTCGCACATGCCGCCCGGCCAATCCTCGAAGACTTGCCCAGGCTCGTAGGCGTCGAAACCTCGGACGATGCGGATTCTCACTGAATGGCCCCCCAGGCTTCCTTTGGTGCCTTCTGTCCGCTGTTCCAATACTCCGTCGAGTGCTGTTGAATCTTGTTGTCTGGAGCCCCCAGACTCGGCCACGTCACCATCAACTCGCAGTGACCCACACTGATCCCCGTTGCCATGCCGAGCGTGTTGCCGGCCGCCCGCCACTTGTTCCAGAACGACACATCTTCGTCGATGTGCCCGCCCGTGAACTCGCCGTCCTTGTTCGGCGTCGACTCGAACCAGGGCTTCGGCATCCGCTTGAGGGCAGATGTCCGCAGGAACGTCAGGCCGAAGTGAGCCGTGCCGACCAACTGAACCGGCTTCTCGAACCACGAACCGTCGACCTGACACTTGTCGTCGGGGGAGACTCCGGGCATGGAGAACATGACCGAGTCCGTCTCTCGCTTCATCTGAAGCGGAGCGATGGCGTCAACCCCGCTGTGAAGCATGAGGGCGAGGAGAGCCTCGACAGTCTTCGCGTTGAAGACGGTGTCGTAATCGACCGTCAGGATGAAGTCGTGCGTGTCGATGACGCTCGACATCCCTTTGGCGAGAGATTGCGACCAGTAAGCCCCAGTCACCTTGATCGGCGAGAGGCCGTGTGGTGCGAGGGCTGCCGAGACGCAGAGGAGGTTGTCGGTAAACGCGAGTCGCGGGGTCGACATGACCGCCG